TCCAGAGAATATTCCCTGGGTCTGTCAGCTGCTTTGCAAGTATTGCGGCAAGCATTGTGCCTGTGTATGTGCCCATTTTTTATATCCCCTCTGGAATTTCAAACGATCCAAGGACCTTGCTCTTTCTGGCCCCTCGTGTTGGCTTATTGTCCTGAACCTGGTCAGTGTCCTCGGTAGGCCATATATACGGCTGCATGTCCTTCCGAGCTGCAAAAACATCGGTCTTTACATAAACCCGCCCGGTCCCGTCCTGAATTAAAAACTCTGTCATGGTGTGTTTCCTTATAAAAAAATGGGGAGGAGGATTTTTTGTCCATCCTCCCCGTGGGCCAAGGTAGCGATGCCGGGCCGTGTAGTTTGTTAGTGTCCGCTATTCAGGTACATGGTAAAACAGGCACAAGGTGAGTTTCCCCGCCGAAAAAGCCCCGAAATCAGGGCTTGTAACCTTAGTATCAGTCACCGTGACCCTGACGGTCCTTTCTGTTGTGTCTGACGGGGCCAGGGCCATTGAGGTTCTTTTTCCAGTTGTGGAAACCGAGTTAGTCGTCGTTGCAGTGAACAAACTTGCACTTGCGGTTGTCCCGACCGTCATGGTTGCAGAGGTCGTTCCGGCAAAAGCCGTAGTAATATCAGCCTCCCAGAACAAGGGGATTGCGTTCGCAGGGAGTTTGAACGCTCCATCAATATATCCGGTTGCCCCGGTGCTATCGGTAAAGTCTGCCAGAGCAAGATCGGATAACTTCAAACATTGAATATGATCAAATTTCATTTTTTTTACGTTCCTTTCTTCCCCCCGGGAATGTTCCCAGGGGGTCAGAGGTTACAAAGCTACGCGGCCTTGCAATACAAGGTGCCAAGAGACTCAGGGTGTATGACTTCATACCCGTAAACCTGTAGGCCCCTCATGAGCTTGCCGAAATCCTTGGGGTTTGGAATTAGCTCGTTTTCCGTGAGCTGGCTTGCAAAGGTCAGAGCGGACTTATGCCCAAAAATTGACTTGTAACACTTCACAGAACCCTCGGTTACGGGCAAGATGTTGTTTGAATTGTAAATCTCGAACCTGTCAATCATGCCTGTCCTGCCGTTACGAAGGGTTGACTTGCCGTCTCCAGTGAGGGACGCGTCCTTAAGCTCTGACAGCTTGATCCTTGCACAGGCCCAGGAAGGGAGAACCATCCACCGGCCAGTTTCAGGCACGTCCTGCTCGTCGAGAACAAGGCCGCACTCAACGAGCTTGTCAATGATCGTGCTTTTCGAAAGGGCAATTGCCGTTGACCCGTCGGTTGTCGCGGCTCCAAGCTCTACAGAGCCTGAAATCTTGCCGGATGCGGCTCCTGCGTTGTCAGCGTGGGCATCGGCAGGGATATCGGCAAGGATGCCCCGGTCAATGTTAATTTTCATCTGCTCGCTGGCGTCCTCTGCCCACTTGTCAACGTAGGTAATGTCGGCCTGCTTCTGCTCAACGTTGTTGATAACAAAGGCGAAGTACTTGCCCTTGTCGATCAAAAGCTCCACAGTGTCGCCCTGGGGGCGCTCATAGTCGAGATCCATGCCGATCTTATAGTCGCTGATGGTGATGGCGGGTACGGTCCTGATAATAACCTTATCACCCATTCCGGTAATGTCACCTTCATGATCCGTATTGGAAATAGCGGTGAACACCGTTGCTGTGTAGAATTTAGCCAAAAGTTTTCCCGACCAGATCTCAGGAATATATGTTCCTGACATGCCGCCATATCCGCCGGATGCCAGGGTTGAATTAATTGGGTAAGTCATTTTTTAGCTCCTACTGGAACCGGCCCTCTGCCTGTGCAGCAAACATGTCAGCCTCAAGCGCCTTAAACTCAGCCTCCCGTCCCTTGTATGCCCCTCCTGACTTGTCCTTGTAGAGCTGACTTACCTTCTGCCGTGTCCACGTCGTCTCACTCGTTGACATGGGCGGCTTTAAATCAGATCCGGAGGAGTTGTAGCCGGGCTGGAAATTCGGGGTTGCCTGGGTTTTTGGCTGCTGTACCTGCTGTTTCTGCTGCTGTTTTAAAGGGTTCGCGTCCAGATATTCGTTAAAAATCCCCATGGTGGTGGTAACATCAAGCTTTCGCTCGGCGGTCTGGAGGGAGGTGTGCCGGGATTGACCGGTGTACGGAACAACCTCTTGTAGCCATGTCAAAAAGTCAGGGTCTGCATTGAGCCTGTTAAAATCCCTGCCTTTATTGCTCACATTGGCTGCAACGGTGTCCATGTATCGTTCATGCTCCGTCTTCCCCTGGGACTGCGCCACAGTTCCAATCTGCTCTTTTAACAGCTTGTTCTCATCTGCGAGCTTGTTGACCTGGGCAGCCATGGAGGCAAATTCCTCTCCATATCCGCCAAAGGTTTCGGGGTCGAGCCTGCCGTTGATGTCAGCCGCGCCATTAGGATTCTCATTATTATTTTTTCCAGCCCGTAGGCTGTCAGTTTCGGCTGTCAGTTGTGTGACCTGTTGCGTCAGTATCCTTACCTTGTCGTTAAGCCTTGGAATCTCGGCGTTGTACTTGCCCTGGAGGGTCCTGTACTTTGTCTCGAAATCGTCAATGGGCTTATCCATGGGAAGGGTTGCAGGTGCATTCTCTTTTTCGGGTGCAGCGTTTGGGTCAAGAGGAGTATTCGCTTCGGATTCGCTGGCAGGAGCTATTTCGCCCTGGGCTTGTCCGTCTTGAGTTCCGTTGAGTCCTTTGATAAGCGCTTCCGATCTTTCGGCGGCGGCTTTCACGCTTGCGGGTATAAAGTCGGTCATCGTGTTCCTTTCGCGGTCCCTTACGGGGTGTCGCTATGTTGATGGGGGTTTGGGCCTCAGAATTGAGGTGTCCGTTAATAAGCATTGTATTCGGACAGGAGGGGCGTGGCTACTTGATTCCGAACAGATAACCATATATAGCCAGATAGTTTTTGACGGGAAAATGTGGCACAAAAAAAGGCCCAAGATTTTGCATCCAGGGCCTTGAAATTGCGGGTCGAGTTCTCGATCAGTTGTTTTTTAAAAGTTCCTTGGCAGTCTGAAGAGATTCAAGGATCTCGTCAAGGATCTGGCAGGCCCCCTGGTTCCATTTTAAAAGGACGTCCTGCTGGATATCGTTTTTTTTCCTGGTCTCTTCCAGACCGTCAACCAGCCACTGGATAAAAACAGCCTCGTCAGACGTCGCAATATTGCATTTACTCCTGATATTGTTCAGGGCGATACATAGCCGCCTGTCCCCTGGGGTTACGGGTTTAAGCCTGTTGAGCATGATTACAGCTCCTTTTCTGTTGTCATGACGTAAAAGCGTGGCGTCAAATAAATGCTTGACTGCTTCACAAACGGGGAGCTGACAAATCCCATAAGCTCCCCTCGCTTATAGACAAACAACCCAGACCGGTATAGTGGCTCGTCGGGCGGGTATGTCCGCTGCTCCACCTTGACCCCGGAGGCTTTCAGGAACTTCCCTATCTCGCCGCTTCTCATGCCTGGCTTAACAATGACACCCACTCTCTGCATGATACGGTCAAAAGCCTTACCCATAAACCGCCGGGCCGTAGCCACATTGTCGAACGTGTAGATTTTGTGATCCTTCTCCACGGCCTGCGTGTAGTTGGCCCGGTCGTTGAGCTCCAGGTCTCCAATCGTGGTTTCACTGGTTACTGTCATATTTTCAATTTTTGCGGTGTCCATCACTTAAATTTCCCCTTCATTGCTCCGCACATGGAGCATTCCATTCCGATATCCCTGGAAACCTCTATAATAATGCCTACCCATTCATGCCCGCATTCCGAGCACTCTACGATCCCGACAACGTGTGGCCTGTAATCGTCCAGGCTGACCACGTTATTGCAATCACATGGTTTTAACATCCGCTCCCCCCTGGACAGCACCTGCCCCGTCAACCTCCTTGCCTTTGCTCGCCTGCTTCCCTCCGGCCTGCCCTTCAGGTGCCATCAATTGGGCCTGCTGTTGCACAGCCTGAGCCTGTAACCGCTTTGACAAGATCTCCTTGGTGGGCACTATCTCGTCGCTCGTGAAGTCCATCCCGTCGACAATCTCGCGCAGTATTTCTGCAAGGCCCTCCTGCCCGATAAGGCTCAAAACTGCCGGGTTCATTGCGATCTGTAGGAATTCGTTGCGCCGGACCGCCGTCTGCTCCTTTGCGATCAAGGCATTGGAGCCACGGGCAATGAGCTTGATATCTCCCGTGTAATACTCTGGATCGTTTGAGTAGAGCAGGTGCCACTGATGCGTCATCTCGATTGACGGTTTGATCAGGCCCTTGTCAATGTTCCGGATTACATTCTTGACTCCCCGGGTGGCGTTGTTCATCATCATGGAAAACCCGGCCGCCGTTGACAGGGCTCCACTGTTCCCTTGCTGGTTGCCGTACGAATACTTGGGCACCCCGGTCTTTGTGTCAGCCTCGGCGGAAAAAAACTCATAGACCTTGATCAGCTCGGCCGCCATGGACGGGGGTGCAAAAAAGGTTATGGGGGCTCTACCGCTTGTCCCGGCACTCTTTGACCCGTCGACAGGCCAAATTTTCCAGGGATACATCACAGAAACATCCGTACCTGCTGGGAGCTGGGCTGTGTCAACCATAGCTTGGGGGCCGGAACTTATCCCCATATTGTTGACCAGGTTCCGGGCGCTGGCGTTGCAGGCGTCCTGGGAGTCGCGTATCAGCTCTGGGCAGCCTGCTCCCCATAGGGAGCCATTACGTTTGCGGAAGCTGGCAAAGTGATATGGAACCCGACCCAGGGGATCACCGTTGATCTCTGACTTGATCACATACTTGTCGATCAACCACACCTCTACCTGGTAGTCAGCCAGGGGATCTGGCACCTGCTCCGGCGGCATGCCGTTTTGCAAGAGCATCAACCCCTGCACCGAGCCCCAGAACTGCAAGGCGTCGATCCTCGTCTCCGGTGAGCGGTATTCGTTCGGCCTGTTTTCAAGGTCCTGCCGGATAAGATCCTGCCCGATATTGAGCCACGAGCCCGCGCCCTGCCTGCCGTACTCGCTCAACACCAGCCGGATCGCGTCAGAGTCATAGCCTTCTACATCGATGAGGGAATACAGATCTGACCGGGTCAAGCTGTGCCGCTCGATAATTCCGTCCTCTGGCTTGCGCGCGTTTGGCAGGGGGTAGATGTCGAATGGGGAAACACGGTTGAACTCGATGCTGATCTCGTCCCTGACTTCCACGGGCGGGCCGTCCAATACGGGATACGTTGCAGACTGCCCGCCTATTTGCTCTTGCCCTGGCTGGGTGGTGGCCTGTGGGGCTGCTGGCTGTCCTGGCTGTCCTGGCTGTTGCTCTTGTTGTTCCATCCCCTGGGGCGCTCCTGCCTGACCGCCTACCTGCTGAGCTGGTGCTTGCTGCTGGCCCTGTTCCTTCCACCTGAGCTTTTTACGCTTGCGGAACACAGGACCCTTTATAATCCCGGCAGGAAACGTGCAGATATCGTCAATGGCCTCAATGACCGCATCTTCCCACCCTGCCTCTTCAATGACATCCGCGAGCTTGGTCTCGACCTTTAGCCGGGCCTCCTTTGCCGCCTGAATCATTTCGTGCCGCAACTCCTCCGCCAACGTCTCGGCCCTGGCTTGCATTGTCTGCTGCAACCATTGTTGCGCCATACCCTGATCCGTGATGGCCCCGGCCTGGATCTGCATGATAAGCTCTTGCCGCAGCTCAAGCTGTGTCTCCTGGGCCAGCCGCTGTTGAATAAGCGTCATTTGCTCAGGAGAGAGATCAGGCACGGGCGTGGACCGTGTGCCCCATGGCTTATCATCGGCAGGGAAAAGGATGTCAATCAGCCAAGCCACCGCCGCTGCACACTTCTCATCGGTTAACATCATAAAAATTTCCGAGCCGCCCTGGGCCTGGATCGCTGCCAGCTTTTGCGGATCGTACTCGCCTTTTTTTTGTCTCAAGGCCTCGATCATCTTGCGCTCGATCTTGACCTTTGCCTCTTTTGATGCCTGCCATGCGTCCCGAACATATGACGCCAGGGACGTGATGATGGGCCGGTTCTGCCGATCCTGAGCATCCCTAAGCGCTTCTGCCTCGGCGTTTTCCTCTGCGATAAGCTGGGTGTTGTTCTTGATTTGGATCATTCTATGTCCATCCTTTTGCGCTCTTTTTTTGCACCACTATCGCCGCGCCGTGAGCAACGTGGAAGTTGTGGCCCATGGCCAGGGTTTGAAATGCGTCTGCGCCGTTGCTGTTGATGTCGTGCAGGGGTGTGTCGCGATATGTCTCAAGATGTTCGTTCCAATCTTTCCGGTACCCTTCCAGCCGATCAACCCCCTTGGCGGTGCGAACCTCATCAAACCAGCATATGGGGAGGATCCTCCGGGCGGCGTTGATTGAATCAATTTTGTATTTGATCCTGGGAATGCGGTTAAAGCGTATACCAACCTTGAGTGCAGACTCCCACCGGTCTGCGCCGGTACCACCGATCTCTCTCACGTTGATGTCATGGGGTGCGTTGTGCCGGCCCCAGGTAAACCCGTGCTTTGATCGAAGGTCTTCCAGGTACCGAGCGTAAAACTCGAACTGCTCCCCAGAATTCTCGTAATAATCTACAACGTGGATCTCTCGCCCGATATCTTGGGTGAACCAGATAGACATCACGTCGTTCATGCCCAGATCCCACCAGGTATCCACGGTCGCGCCGGACTGGTATGGCACGGAGCAAATCCGCTTTTCTTGCCGGATCTTGGTAAACTGGGCGGAAAAGTAAGCGCCCTGGATTGATTGCTCGAACGCCTCGTCAGGATCAGAAGGATGTTCCCGCTTCATATCCTCGCCGAGTCGGTTGTGCTTTTTGACATACCAATATTTCTGACCTGGTGTAAACGTAAGCCCTAATTTTGCCTCGGTCTCAGTAAAATGCTCTGCCATCGGGGTTGTAATGGGAACTGGGGTATCAAGTTTGTTCCCCGGATCTCGGTGCCATGGGAAAAAATGAAACCTAAAATCCAAGGGGGTTAGAACCTTCCCCAGGGCTGCCGCGTCACGGGCCTTTTTACAATAGTCATAAAAATAGCCGCTGCGACCTTCAGCTGTGGACTCGATGAACAATAAAGAGTTGCTTTCAACTGTTGTGTGGATAGCCTCCAGGGCTCCTGTAACAATCTCCCGGGCTTTTTCTGGGAACCTCGCGCAAATCTTTCCGAATTCGGAGATATGCAGAAGTTGGGCGGTACCGGATCTCATGGACACGCCCACGCTGATAATAGAGCTATTTGGGAGCTGCAATTCTGATTTGTTTTTCGAAACTGGCTTTCGGGCTTCTTGCAACCAGTCGGGCAGGTTTTGGAATGGATATAAGATCTTCCGGCGGAATATCTTGCTTGCGTCTTCCATGTTGTGGGCGATGATCGCCGCCTCAACGTCAGAGTTGAAAATAATCTCATCAAGAAAATAGATGTCAATGAAAGTTGTGAATCCCATCTGCCGGGCTTTTAAGATGAGGTTCTGGTGCCAAATGTTGTTGTACAGGTGCTTTTGAGCAAAGTTGGGTTGAAATAGGACCCGGCGGCCATGCTTGTCCACTATGTAATACAGGTTATTAAGCCGCCACCATTTGTCGCTGAATTTCGCCGTCAAGTCTTCCCAGAGAGACGTTTCAAGATGGTGTGCAGCCTCTTTTCCTGTTCGAAAGAGCTCTTTATTCATCATCCCCGTCCTCCGCCCCTGGATCACGGGGGACAGGGATACCTCGGGTATTGCCATCCACAGTCTCAATTAACTGTTTAATGACGTCCTGCCTGGTTTCTATCGGACCGCCGTTCGGACCGGATATCTCTTTGCGCTCGATAAAATCGCCTTCGGATTTCCCCAAGAGTTCAGCGGCCTTCAGACGGTCTTTCATGGCCGGAGGGAGTTCTACCGCCTGGGCGTCATCTCCTTTTCCCACGATCACGGTTTGCGTCTCCAAGCCTCGCAGAACGCGTGAGAAAAATGCTTGACGTTCTTCCCTCGTTGCTATTGTTTTTGACTGTCGAGTTTCTTCCCGAGCCTTGATAGCCGCGCGTATACGAGGTTTAGCGAAGTTCTGACGCCCCATTGCCTCAAGAGTTTTATCGTTGCCTTTATAGCCAGCTTGCCGAGCTGCGTCGGTATTATTCCCGTCCCACGCGTCAACAAAACGCTGCTGCTTAGGCGTGAGCTCGGTCATTCTTGTACTCCAGAGATCTGGCGAATTTGAATATTTCCGGGTCAACTGATTCTGTCGTCGTGAACGACCTTTTGCAGTGAGAGCATAGTCGCACCCGAGAGTTCTGTATAAGCGATACTGTTTTTAAGACTGCTGATTTTTCCGATTTGCAAAACGGGCAGATCATGATTTTTCTCTCCGACGGGTTACATATAAATATAAAAATACAAGGCCATATAACATGCCTATTATACAGTATTATTTTATATAATATAAGCCGTGCAAATGCGGTCAAATCCGTGCAAATCAGTTCATTTTGAACCGCTTGAAATTCACACCGTAAATAATCTGCTGAACAATCCCGCCCTCCACCTCGTACGAATACCAATAGTCCCTTGGACATCTTTTTTGTGACAGATCAAAAACCCGTAGCCCGGAGATAAGGCAAACCCCCTCTTTAGCCGAGACGCAATAGTACCCATGCCTGCAAAGTTTTGACGGGCGTGGTGATATGGGAGGGAGCGGTACCGGGTCAGGCGAGTTAACCGGCTCGGCAGGCTCAATTAACTCAATCGGCTCGATCGGCTCAGCAATCACGGGCGTTTTTACAATAACCGTTTCCGCGCGTTTTAAGGCCTGTTTTAGAGCGATGGTTTTTGAGCCATGCTGAGCTATGCCCTTGCCCCACGTTTTTAGATCAAGACCATGCTGATATGCCTCACCGGGGTCCTTGCCGTGTTCGATCGGGACGGGGTGACTTTCCACCTTGTCGGCCCCGTATTGGTTTTTCCACCATGCCGTTTCCTCGGCTCCGGCGGCGTCGTTGTCCAGGCACAGGACGATTCGCGTGGTGGTCAATTTTGCGTGGGTTTCGGCGTCGGGCCTTGTCGTGGTATTGCCGATGGCATAGAC